ATGGGAACCATAATCGAACGCCCGCGAGCGAATGGCTCTGTCGCGTACCTAGCACAAATTCTTCTGAAAAGTGACGGGAAAGTTGTCCACCGCGAATCACGAACCTTCGACAGGAAGGCTGCAGCAAACGCATGGATTAAGAAGCGAGAAGCCGAGCTTAAAAATGACACGTCGCAACTGGGGCGCGCTCGCCGCCCCTCTAGCAAGCTTTATGACGCAATAGATAAGTACATTGAGAGCAGCCTTAAGGAGATCGGTCGCACCAAAGGTCAGGTGCTTAATGCCATCAAACAGTTTCCAATTGCTGACAAGGAATGCTCAACCATAACCAGCCAGGACATCGTAAAGTTCGCAGAGCTGCTTAATGATGGCAGAGAGCCACAAACAGTCGGCAACTGGATTTCGCATCTTGCATCGGTTTTTGCGCTCGCACGGCCCGCATGGAATTTACCGCTCGATCAACAAGCGATGATCGATGCTCAAGTGGTTATGAAAAGACTAGGACTGATTACGAAGTCAAAGCAGCGCAATCGTCGCCCTACTCTTGAGGAACTCGATAAGATCCTGACTTATTTTACCGACAGGCAGACACGTGTTCGGCAACACATGCCTATGACCAAGGTCATTTTGTTTGCATTGTTCTCAACACGTCGACAGGAGGAAATCTGTCGAATCGAATGGAACGATTACGAGAAAGAACACAAGCGCGTACTTGTCAGAGATATGAAAAACCCCGGCGAGAAAATCGGCAATGACGTGTGGTGCGATTTAACGGCCGAGGCAGTCGCCATAATCGAGGCGATGCCCAGAAAGAAAGCTAGGATATTCCCCTACACCTCAAACACGGTAAGCACTAGCTTTACTAGGGCATGTAAGCTTTTAGAGATTGAGGATTTGCATTTTCATGACCTCAGGCATGAGGGTATTTCCCGCCTCTTTGAGATGGGATGGAATATTCCGCATGTTGCAATGGTGTCCGGACACAGGTCTTGGAGCTCACTAAAGAGGTATACACATATACGACAGACTGGTGATAAGTACGATAATTGGAAATGGTTGACCAATACATAATAATGCAAAATCGTTATTGAACAAAATATTATAAGATGTTTTTACCTATCTTGCTCGCGATTCAATTGTTGGGCTTATTGGAAAGATTTTGGGGGCGAAGATGGGCTGGCTGAAAGCGATGTTAAAAAAACCGCAAAATGCGGCGGATATTCTACAACAGATTGCAAAGCGTGCAGAGGACCTAACTCAGGAAGAGCAGGCTCGAAGTTTCGTATCTATTCGTAGGATTGCTGGGGCGCTGAAAAGCCGAGATAGCCGAGTTATTTTTGGCCGACGCGGCACCGGCAAAACTCATATCATGTCGTATCTGTCGACTGCGACGCTAAAAGCAGGCGATGTGCCTTGCTCGATAGACCTTCGTACTGTGGGATCAAATAATTCTATTTATTCAGACAATAGTATTGCCGCAAACGTGAGAGCTACAACCCTCATCAGAGATTTGCTGTCGGCCATTCACATGGAGCTAATGGACTACTACACCTCGCCAAAGAGTAAAATAAAAGACAAGCGATTTACTGAAGCTCTGGATCGACTTCATGCATGTGTTAAAACAGTTGTCGTTAACGAGACACAAGAGACACGCGGGAAGTCAGTTCAATCTGAAGCCGAAGCTGTAAGAGCCGCTGGCGAGGTAAAAATCAATCCAGTGACTGCTTCTGGAAACTTTAGCGGTGCTGCTGAGGCAAGCTCTTCCGAGTCAACTGAATGGGAAACTAAAATTGTTGGAAAAACTCACCTGTCAGTTAACATGGGAGATGCTTTTGTCCAACTTGAAAAACTATCTAAGATGCTTCCGGGACGACTCTGGATCTTATTAGACGAGTGGAGCTCCCTTCCCGAGTTACTACAGCCTTATCTCGCTGATTTTATTAGAAGAGCTATTCTTCCTATTCAAAATGCCAGCGTCTGCATCGCTGCAATAGAATATCGCTCTAAATTTCGCGAAGACGCGGGAGACGATCGTATCGGACTTGAACTTGGATCGGACATTTCTGCCGACATAAACCTTGACGACTACTTTATCTATGATTTTGGGCCTGAAGCTTCAGTCGAATTTTTTGGGGAGCTGCTCTACAAACATTTGGTCGCATTGGCGGCGGATGGAGGTCTGGTTGAAAAGAATGAGAAAGAAGTTATAGCGAACGTTTTTTCACAAACACGGGTTTTTGCCGAATTAGTCAGGGCTTCGGAAGGGGTCGCTCGAGACTTTATCAATATTCTTCAACTTGCCGCGATGAGGGCCCATAATAGCAAAATCAGCATGAATGAAATTAACTCAGCTGCTAAAGATTGGTTTGAGCGCGATAAACAGCGCAATCTTGATACCACAGAGGGTGCACAAGAGCTTCTACAGTGGATTCGTGACGAGGTAATTAGTGGGAAGAAGGCGCGAGCTTTTCTGCTTAATGCAAGTGTATCGCATCACCTTATTGAGTTTTTATTCGATGAAAGAGTAATTCATATAGCAAAGCGCAGCTACTCAGCCAAAGATGATCCCGGCGTTCGTTACCGTGTTTGGAAAGTAGATTACGGTTGCTATGTTGATTTGATAAACACTGTAAACAACCCATCAAACTTTATTGATAAAGATGTGAAAATCGATGGGGAAGAATTTAGCGTACCCGACGACGATTACCGCGCGGTAAGACGCGCTATACTCGACCTTCAGGCGTTTGATAAGCGATCTGTCAAGTAACTAGCACACTCTGAGAAGGCTGTAAGTTTTCTTTGGTTTTCAATGAAGGTGCCAACTTCTGGCATGCCAGTAAAAGCGCAAATTCGCCGCGCGTTGGGCTATTGCGGCTTCGGGTGTGGTACCGACGGGTCGCTTCACTACAGATCAAAAAACCCTTATACTACGGTGCTTTTCGCCGGTTTTCTTCAAATATGTGGCGCGTAAAGTGGCACAATATGTGGGCATATTTACCCTCGTATTTCATACCTTTCAAAATATTCTCAATTGGTTGTAATCACTATTTTAGATCGCACATCTCCACTGATTACTGGTGTCTCCTTTCAAAAAAAACTTTAAGATTAAAAATGGCTACCAAAAACTATCGATATGTTAGCCTAATCCCAGTTTTGTTATGAGATTCGAATCAACAAGTGTAATTGATGTTGGAAGACATAGATCAGCAAATCATTCATTCGACAAAGAGTTGCCGTATTGGATGGTGGAATACGCATTTGTCGCCACCAAAAGGCTCATCTCTCCCCGTTGAAGAACGCGCTCTTGTTTTAGAGACAATCGTCATTTTGTTAACAAAGTGTGACATTGTCTGTCTGGGCGAGGTATCCGATGAAGATCTAAACTGGCTGGCAGAGCAATTCGCAGGTACGCCATTTGCCGTAAAAGATATGACACGTTCCAAAACTCCAAATAAATTTAATTTGGGTGTTATATACAATGAGGAAATAGCAACCTTTATTGGCAATGAATTCAGCATACCCCAGATCGGTGGAGATAATTATAAAATTTCCTGCAGGCTGGATTTCTTTATTCACCAAGAAGATTATTTCACAATACTTATGTCTCATTGGCCTAGCAGGCTCTTAAAGAGAGATGATTCGGAAATTCGTGGCCATTATGGCGCCGCATTGCGAAGAGACGTCGAGGACCTTATGCGGCGGGGAACAAGGTATCTGGTAGTCCTCGGCGACTTCAACGACGAACCTTACAACCATTCAATGACAACGTATCTGCGTGGGTGTCGCGATGCCAATCATGTCAACTTGAATCCTGATCTGCTTTATAACCCTTTTTGGAAGCATATCTCTTGCCCTAAAGGATACGTTATATCTCCTGAAACAAGCCATCCAACAGGAACTTATTTCTATAAAAGCGACAATCTCCACCGATGGCGTGTATTCGATCAGATGTTATTCTGCTCGTCTTTCGTCGGAGGCAGCGACTGGCATTTGAACGAGAAAGAGACCGGCGTTTATCGGTATGAACGCTTAGTTGAAGCGATTAAAAGTTCTCAATCAAAACTTGACCATTTGCCTATCATTGCCGAGTTAAACAAGGAATCTAAAAATGGTTGATTTTAAAGCGCAACTTGAAAAGGGCTTGAACGCCCATAGGCAGGCAACAGCTGCGATTGATGAGGTTAATTTAGTATTAAGAAACCTATCCGATCAAGTTAGCGAATACACTAACGGTCGGGTCGGGATAGCATTAAAACAAGAACTAGGAATGTTTCTTGCGGACTCAGCAGCGAGCATTAGTGCATTAACTTCTGGGATGCCTGTGACGCCACCCCTGCAAACACAGCACATTCTCGTAGCCTACGATAAGAGTCGGGGACTGGGTAAAGCGCAACGATTAGCGTCATGGACGCAGCACAAATCTGGATACCCCTGTATTCTTCGGTTTGACGATGCGAAGAGGGAGGCAGTTGATCGTAAATCCTTGGAGGAGACAATAGGAGTACTGCTTGCTTCTTCAGAGACCGGTAGAGTTATATCGAGCATCGCCTCCACCCCTCCGAAACCAGAAGCAATCGATGAGTGAGACTAATTATTATCACTTCGAGTTGATTGAAGCACGGCAATGTGTGCTGCGTTTGTATAGCTCGAGTAGGCAATGGTGCAGATTAACAGAATGGACAAGCCTTTGGTGACATTCACACTTGACACGAACTGCATCATCGATTTGGACGAAGTAGATAGACCTAATAAAACATTTGTGCTTGAGCTCCTGTCGAAATCGAACGACGGCCATGCAAGGATATCTATTCTGGCATCAAGCGCCTCCGAAAAGCAGATCGGCGGTGCACACCTTGAATCTTTTTCATTATTCGAGGAACGCCTCACTAAACTGGGGCTTGGCCATCTGGAACTTCTCCAGCCAATAGCAAAATTTGGGCTCAGCTTCTACGGTTTTGCAGTCATGCCCACTGAAGAACAGTTGCGTCGAGAAGAAAAAATATTCCAGACATTGTTTCCAGAGCGTCAGCTAAGCTGGCAAGACTTTGCGCAAGACAATAGTTTAGATCCGAGTGACCTGACATCCGATAAAGCTTGGAAGTGGCGAAATCGGCTTTGCGATGCTCAGGCCTACTGGTCGCACGAGATCAGCGGTAACGATCATTTCGTGACCAATGATCGAAACTTCAGGAAGAAGTTAACTATCGAGTCTGGTTTTCCGAAAGCCTCAATAGTATCACCTGAAGAAGCAGTTGCGATATTACACAAATAATCGATTTTATCGAAGAACCGGCTTAGAAGGCGGGAAGATTTTCAACACTTTCAAACGGAGTTCCAACTACCGGTAAGCTGGATGAGCTGTTGAAAGCTGGGTAGTTGGAACTTTCCACTGAGTTGTTTTTAGTTTCAGCCAAAGCCGAAACCGGCGTTTTTTGAACCGGATTTCCACAAGACAAAAAACCCGGATTGACTCTTTTTTCCAATGAGAACATTTTAGGAACATCGAGGGCGGTCGATGCAAACACAGGTATGTTTAGTGGCGTGCTTACCTGCTTTGAAATGGAGCAGGACGATGAATACAGCAGTGCAAGAAAACGAATATGACGACGAAATCGAATTGGTGTTGGCTTATCACAAGGGTGACGTACGCGCTGCGATCGCGACACTACTGAAAGACCGCGATTTCCTGATCAAAGAAATTGAGTACGCCAGCCTTGCGATGTCTATGGGCTTTGCTCGCGGCTGGAAACCCACGGTGTTTTCACAATGACGCGGTCACGTGGCGCACTCAGTATCACCAGTATTAATGCCACCTACCCTCATCAGGTCATTTTGGTCTTAACTGACTGGCATCGAGCCAACCTTATTCGTTTGCTCACAGACCGAGAGCGACTTGGCGGATATAGCCTTTGGACCGGAAAGCGGCATGGAATTCATGATTTCAATGTTGCTCATTTCTCGACCAAGGAAAGTCAGGAAGAGTTTATCAGGCTGTACGGAGGCGTGCCCTACGATCCATCCGATAAGAAATCGAAGCCGTGGGAGACATACTTTGCACGATGCGAAAGCCCAACACTCTAGCTGCAGTCCCCGCTGACGTCCGCGTTAAAGATCTCCCTTATTGGTACGAGTTGTATGGCTTCTGTTTTAGATGCGGCCATTACGGAAAAATCGAGATGCGGGAGATGTTGCGCAAGTTCGGCACCCAGACGATCATAATTGGCCTTGAGCCAAGGTTGCGCTGTACTAAATGCAAATCAATCAATGAAAGCCAGTTTGGCGTGTCTAAAATGCCGAGGTAGAGCGCATGTGCAATCTTTACAACCTCACTACGACACATGAAGCCATGCGCCGACTATTTCCGAAATTCGGCGATATAACGAACCGTGTTGACCCGCAGTTAGATGTCTATCCAGACTACCCAGCCCCGGTCCTGCGCAACTTGGCAGATGGTGAGCACGAGCTTGCACACCTTCGTTGGGGGATGCCGACGCCACCTATGTACATTAAGGGTGAAGCCGACAGCGGTGTGACGAACATTCGAAACCTCACATCCCCCCATTGGCGACGGTGGCAAGGCGTTGAAAGCCGTTGCGTTGTACCTGCCACATCATTTTCCGAATATGGCCAAGAGCCAGATCCAAAGACCAAACGTAAGCCACTGCACTGGTTCGCTCTAAACGAAGAAAAGCCGCTCTTTGCCTTTGCTGGCATCTGGACGACTTGGAAGGGCGTGCGGAAGAAAAAAGAAGGGCCGGTCGAAGTTGATATCTTTGCCTTCCTGACCACCGAACCTAACGCCGTGGTCAAACCTATTCACCCGAAAGCGATGCCGGTAATCTTACGCACGACCGAGGAGATCGACGCGTGGTTGCGTGCGCCATGGGATGAAGCGAAGGAAATGCAAAAGCCACTACCAGATGCAGACTTGATCGACCTGACGCCGAGTAATGACAACAAGGAAGGGCAAGGAAGCCTGTTTTGATGGATTGATAGGAGCAAACCGATCCGAGCAATTAGTCACTCAGGCACATAAAGGTTGATATGCTACGCCTTAACTATCAGTATGCACTTTCGCTCGTAAAAATGGACAGGAGACTTCCGCTATCCCGAGGAGGATAAAATGCCATTGTTTAGTCAATCCAGCAAAGTGTATGCCCCTGATGAACTGGAAGCGATGAGACGTTGCTTCTCAATTGCGGCCATTATGTTGGAAGAAAGCGGCAGGGAATACGATGAATCGCACTTAGCAGAGACTATCATCAAACTGTACGATGGTGGACTTAGAGATATGGAAAAGTGGGCGGAACTAGCTGCAAGGCTTGCAGAAAAGCATGCGAATGAGTTTTTGAATGCGGACTTAGATAACGCCAACTGGTCCAAAACAGGTTAATTAGCTAACTATTTTTTTAGATTGGAACAAAGCTACTTGCTGGACGTTTAGCCCGCGCCCTCCAGCTGAAAGCATGCTGATGCCTATCCATAAAGAACTAATTGACGCGGCCAAAAAGACCAAATCACTTAAAAACGTTCATCTGACTGAAGCAGGCCGAGCAATCGGCCTTGGGTTAGTAGAAATTCACGCTGCAGAGCATAATGCAGCAGACAAGTTCGATGAACTCTTAAGAAAGTTGGATGAGTTCGAGAAAAAAGAGAAATAATCTGCGTACGTGCGTACAGACTTGTGAGCTTTTTTCTCTTCCAAAACGAAATCATTTTGATAAAATTTTGCCGCGCTTCGTGACAGGAAGCTGGGTCCAGGCGAAGCGCAGCCCCGGCCACTCGATCACACCTCTCGTGCCGGGGCTCTTTTGTTGTTGGGTTGAATATCTGCACGCTCGAATTCCGGCCAGTCGATATGCAATCGCGCTAAAACGAGCTATGACATCGAGCATATTTCCATTCGAACATTCATTGGCGCGTTTTCTAAGTCATATCTTAGCGATCATAACGCCGATTGACTCTCAATCAAAATGAGAACATTATAAGAACATCCGAAGCGGAGACGAATTAGAAAGACTCATGGCAATTAAGTTTACGAACACCCCTGTCCGCCCAGTAGAACCTAAAACAGGTAAAACCAAAGGTTCGAAAAAAGCAGGTGGACCGTCGAACCGCGATAATTCCGATCTCGACAAAGATACCAACGGGAAGTGACCTAAATGGCTAATGCGCGTCTGATCGTGGTTGCTGCCTTTGATAAGAATGATGACGGCGAACTCGTTCCTGCATTCGATCCAATGTCGTTTGAGACCGAAGGCCGCGCAATGAAAGCTGCGACGGGCCTCGAAGGTAAACATTCAGGGATTGTTGCCTGGAGCCGGGAAGCAGATCCCGATATTGGCGAATATGGACCTCCAGCCATTATTTTCCAATTTGGCGAGATCCCAGACATGGAATAACCAATCCCTCGAAACAGAAAACCCCGCCGAAGCGGGGTTATTTTTTGTCTTGTGCTAGAACAGCCAGCACTTGATCGAGCCGTTTATTCGTCTCTTTGAGACCCTCCCGCGTTTCGTCCCTCATTTCTTTCATGCCATCGCGCAACTGGCGCACATGATCATCAAGATCAACGCGCCTTACATATTCGTCCCGGACGCGGTTAACTCGTTCGTGCAACTGGTCGTCGCCATCCTTGATCGCAGCACCGAGCCGATCTTCTGCTGATTTTTGCGAAGACGAGAGCGAACGGAACGCAGCAATCAACGCCACCGTGAAAGTGCTGCCGAGACCAACAGCAAGGCCGATTAGCCATTGAATTTCACCTGCCATCACCAGCAGCCCCGCTTGTTACCGTTTTCATCATTTCCCTCGACGCGTTCGGCTGCGGGCCGATCCACCTTTGTCAGCGCGATCAATCCAGCTGCGCTGAGATTATTTTGCCGCCACCCCGCGCAGCTGTTTACAGTCTGCGGATTGCAGGCCGCGACGGCGAAGAGACTCGACACAAAAAACATAGTCCGACAGAGAACGTAGCTTCGCATCGTCCTTCACCCTTTCGCGTTCAGCCTTGATGTCAGATTGTAGTTGCTCGGTTTTGGCTTGCTGGCGACCTTCGCGCTCGCCGAGCAGATAGCTGCTGCCTGCAATGATGGAGGCAGCGACGATCCCGGCGAAAAGGTATTTCAACCAGTTCGGGGTCGCGCCCATATGACGTTCATAGCGCATCCACCAGCTTCTCAAGCTTGGCCTTGGCCTGTGGCATTGTGAAGATAGCATATGCGGTGAGCGCGAGGACGAACACGACAAGTACCATCTGGACACGCCAATCAACAAACGGGATGGCCACACCTGCCCCGCCGCTGCCGATCCATGACCAGAACCGCGATGATTTGGAGATAGGCTTTTCAACGACAGGCTCAGGGACTACCTCGGCAGCCGGAGCAGTCACCACCTGGTCTACGCCATAGCCCTCAGCAAGCAGCGCCTTGTCGTAGTCCTTGGCATAGCCGGCGATCAGTTCGGCCTTGTCAGTGCCATTCACGATCCGGCGAGCGTTCTTGAAATCAGACTTCTGCAGGGTGATGTAATCCGACAACTTCTTGCCGGTGAACCAGCCTTCGACCATACCCGCAATGATGATTGGAGCGGCATACTTGGGCAGCAGGAGAAGTTCAGGCTTCGACACGAAGTCAATACCCAGAATTCTGCCAGCCTTTTCATAGTTATTTTTCCAAGTGATCTGGACGTATCCACGACCAATGTAAGGCCAATATTTCTTTGACCGAAGATACTTCTCGCTGCCGATCTCATTGATCGGCTTCATTGTTTTAGCCGTTTCATGGTAAGCCGTTGCGAGTACGTACGCCATCTGATTGCGCAATAGTCCACGCTCTCGACCTGCCTCAATCAAGAGGCGGGTATCGCCAAGGTGCATATTCATTGTGTTTTCCTGAGATTGTGAGAAGATGGAAAAAGCGTGGTGACAGTCAGCGATAATTGTCCAACGCAAAGCCCCGGCTCGGTACGATACCCACGAGCTGGGGTTTTATTTTTCGGCCCTTGACGCTGAGATATCGGACACTAAATCGAGGCTATTCACCGGATCGAAGCATTGCTCGAGTTGCACCAGTGAGTAACCCCGGTTCATGGCTGCCCGCCTGCCGGGGTTTTCTTTTAGCTTTACGAAAATCATTCAATTGAATAAGAGAAGCCGCACACCGTTGCCAAGCCCCCAGCCCAACGCGGTGTGCAGCCCCGGCCAAGCTCCCACGCTTCCGGGGTTTTATTTTTTCTGTCGCCAGATTAAAATCGACTAGCGCAGGTCATCCTCGAGACGCGATTGGCGATCTGCGTAGCCCCAGCGGATGGGGATCTGCTGGGGCTTTCTATTGCGCCAGCAACTCACCCGCCCTTTCCGCTCCAAACAGCTCAGTCGCCATCTGCTCAAGCAGTGGCCAAAGTTCATGATCTGAGCGGAAGGTTGAAGCGTTTCTGAATATTTCAACTGTGCGAACTGACTGCGTTTTCATCGCCTCGCTTACAGCTACAGCCTCATCTTCCGTCATCCTCTCCCACAGCGTGACGGCTGGCAGGATCATGATGACGGGAGCTGGCTCGACAGGCTCAGGCACCGGCGGGCTAGTCAAAGAGCCATCCGAGGCGCGCCATAGGTTCATCGACTGTGCTGCCTGCCACTGTTCCTCGCTTACAGGAACCGCGTCCTGCGGAATGTCAGCACTAACCGCGATATCCTCGCCAGATTCGTTGACCAATGGCGGATATGTTTCTTCGCAGTAATAGAAGAGCGGATAGCCTTCGGGGCCAAACTTGATGAATTTGTATTGCATGTTTTATCCAATCAAAGCGCCGGATATGGTGCAACGACCACCTCCAGCAGTCACTGTTCCGGCCCAAAATTCAAGGGTGACGCGAGGGTAGAAAGTCTGTCCAGCATTGAGATAGACAAACGTACTGATATCGATGCTGTGAAAATAATCGGTTCTGCGGGAACGGACTGTTTCTTGATACCAGAAGCCATCCCTATAGAGGGAAAGGATGGTATTGCCGGCGTTGTCTGTGCCGCCTGAAATGACGAAGTCGACCGAAAAAGCATACACGCCGCTTTCAGGTGCAGTGAACGTCTGACCGCTCCAGCCGTTGCCGACATTCATTGCGACCTGATTGAAAGGAATGGTGTTGGTGCCGTTACCAATTGGAACTGCGGCAGAAGTCGTGGCCTTAAATGCTGGTCGTCCGACCCCTAGCGTCAGGCGTTGCCCCGCTGTATTGGTATCATCCAGAAGATTGCGAGCCACAGCGGTCAACGGTGTTAGAGCTGCTCCGCTCGCACCATTTAGGTACGGAAGGCGATCCGCAACTGGCGTGCCGCTGAGATTGAGCAGAGAGAGAGCGGCAGCTGTGATGTCTGACTGTATCAGCAACTTGCTAGCGTTTGTATGTAGGATCTTGTTAGCTTCGAGTGTGAGAGCGTTGAATTGCTCGATATTACCGATGCTGATTTCCCGGATAATCTGCGCGAGCCGATCATTCATCTGAATATTTGATGTAGCAGCGGCTCGCTGTCGATCAATCGCATAAGACAGACCCGCACCGCTAACGTCCACAAACGGATAAGCGAGCGTCAATGACGTTTCACTCTCGACAGAATATATCGGATATGATCCGCCACCGACGAAAACAACCCCGCCATCAATTAACGCTGTTTCCCAGCCCGTACCGTCACCAGTCACGACGGCAGAGCCGTTTTGCACCGTCACAGTGCCAGTGGTGTAGAAGCGATCCTGATAGGCCATAGTTTTCCCCTCCGCCCGAACCGGGCAGATTGCAAAAGTGAAAATTCAATTGAGATCAGTAAAGCCGAGCAGCGCCCAGCACGTAATAACGAACGCCGGTCGGATCCGGCATCGAGTATTCTTCGCCAGTGTCAGCGCGCATATCCGTTGGGCGACCGGGGCTTAAATGGATGACCATGTCGTTTTCGCGAACGACGGTCGTCATGCAGTAGTTTGAGGTAAACCAGTTCACCACATTTGGCGGGCGCAATGATCGATAATATCCCTGCGCCATCATCTTCGGCCAGTTGCCTACGACCTTTGGAAAGATGAACAATCCAGAACTCTGAAACGGAACGACGGCTGCATGAGTACCGAAGAGCGGATCCAGTGAGAGTGACGTGGAAAACGCGCTGATCGGCAACCAATCCTGTTTGATGATACGAACCGAAGGAAACCGGGTGTCGAGCAGAATATCGTTGCTGTTGGGCGCACTGTCGCTGGAACCCGGTCGTTTGATCTGGATATTACCATCAGGCAATGTCCGCATCACGAGTGACCCGCCACTGGTCAGCTGCTCGATGCTGGTAGCGTAGACCATAAACTTGCAACCGATGGCATAGTTGCCTTCATTCGTAAAGGTGATGCCATTCTTGTCGATCTTATAAAAGAATCGAGCTTCGCGGCCTGATCTGCTCACAGTGGGATCTACAGGTGGGATCGAATAAGCCATGCCGTCAAACCGCATGATGCCATCGAGAAACATCAGTGGATGCAAATCAATTGGCGTGGTCTTCGCAAAATAGTACGAGCCACCTGCCGGTATGATTGGCGTCTCTCCCATCATGACGCACATGTTGGGAGCCTTGTTCGAATTGATCAGAAGACCACGCGGATTTAAGGTATCGACAGTTTGACCACGTCGAGCGACCTTAAATTCAGAACCAGATAGCCTGACGACCTCCTGCCCCGGTACGGGCGCACTGTCGGGGAACGGCAGCGGAGCATTGTTCGCTGGCAAATCCCACTGACAGATCAACGCACGCATGACAGGCACGGTGTTGCCCATAGCAATGTAGGTGTAAGCAGGGCCAGTATAATTGCTGATCTGCCCGCACCAGCCTGTGAAATTCAGGTCCGCTGCGATCCGGTCGTACTGGATAAGCGTCGCAGCCTGATTATTGACCGGATTATCGGCGTAGACGCTCATTGCATTATAAAGAGTGGCAAGCGTGAAGAGCTGTTTGTTGCCATCAGCTCCATTGAAGTCGAGAAGTTTTACCCGGTCATTTGGATCAATGAGCTTCGCTTCAAATATCGGAACCATACCCGCCATATCGGGAAACCGATTGAAGATCTCGTAATACTTGAAGTAATGAGATCCACTCGATGCTCCGACCCTCGAACTTAGAGCACGCTTTGCAGCGGCCAGTGTTCCGCCTTCAAGCACATAGTTTGAGGTATTGGGCGCGGTTGCAGGATAAACGCTGGGATTGAAGCCGTTCGAGAAATAAAACTTGTCATAAATATATGACAAATCCTGCGTTTCTGAATTGAAGAAATACCGATCATAGGCGGTATTGGCTAAGGTAAGCGGGTCATCCGCATCATAACGCAAAACTTTAACAACCGGGCCGAAGCCCGGTTTCCAACCCATAAACAAGCTAACCATCAGACAAAGATCCTCAAATCTGCAAAATTGCCGTATCCACGTTGGACCCACTTGCCGTTTGTTGACATGAGCTGGTCGAAGTAGGCTGTCGCGATACGTCCCACCTTCAAAAGCACTTCGCCATTAGCGATCGCGAGCGGGATCTCGACAACATCGCCGGTTTCGCTCACGAAGTAAGTGCGGTTGGCGATCAAGTAGTTTTCGCTAACCAGCTGCCCGTCGCGATTGACCACTCGCATGATTTGCGCTGCACGCGCGGACTGGCCACCTTTGGATGCACGAGCTGACAGAGACACTTCTGAGAGAACACCGTCCGCAGGATTGGTGACACCTCTCATTGAGAGAAGACCACTCGCTGACACGTCATCGACTTGTGCCTGCACCCCGGCCAGCAGTCCTGCCGTCGCAACCACCTGCCCCTCGACTTCCTCGATCTTCGCCGATTGCTCAATGAAGGAAGCTGCCAAGGCATTTGTTGTTTTCACAATGGCGGCACTGGACAGAATGTTTTGTCCGGTACCGACTGCAGTCGCAGCCGCAAGCTGCTCTAAGAGATCGTCAACACGGTCATATGTGCTGGTCAGGTTTTTGAGCACATCTTTGACAGCGCCCTTCATCTGTTCGAGCTGTACGACAACACTCTGCATGCCGGTGGGGGAAACGGAAGTTCGCCACGGCGTCCAAGACTTGAAGCGATCTGGAACAGTCGTGATCGTCGCCTGCGCCTGATAGAAACGACCAGAAAGAACGTTCTTACCGGTGACGTATTCACCCGCTTCGGGTTCGGTGCACTGATCCTCAAAGATCTCGAACTCATCCGCGACACGATATCTGAAGCGAACTTCCTTGATCGTCGGATCGTCAGGAGGATCCCAGCTGAAACGCACAACCGGCTGCTCGAACCCTTCGGCCCCTTTGATCATGCCAACTTCAATGTTGAAGTTCTGGACAGTCGAAAGCAGAGAAGGGTTAAACGGCTCGGTCGGCGGAATGACGATCGGTCCCGGTTCAATCCCGGCCTCAGAGTAAATGTCAGAGCCTGTTTCAGTGAGCACGAGCGAAAATCGGAAATCTTCGCTCACCTGCCATTCATCGACAGACCACGTCAGGCCGTCATATGTGATCCAGTCGCCCTCCTGGACAAAGGTGCCGACACGCCAGCTGACGGGGATCTTTGCTTTGCCGCCCTTGCGTTGCTGACGATATCGGATGTTGAGCAAATACTGCGCTGTGTCCGCATCCGTAACTTGCAGGAAGTCATAACTCGTTTGCCGCCGTCTGCCATCAGCGGCCACATCGGCGTTGACCACGATTGGCTTGAGGCTTTCCGCTCCCCAGTTACTGTCAGGTGACGTGAACTGACCCGACATCATATTGAAGAGATCGAAGGCAGATTTGCGACGGGAGATTTCTCCTTCCCGGCCAGCTGGAATATCGTCCGGGCCGATGTTCATCACAGGAACCTGTGGCGCGCCCGCAAGCACGCCAGACAAGCCGCGCCTGTTAAGCGCAAAGCCCGCCATCGCGTCCTCGAACTCTCTCAGGACTTCCGTATGATCGTCATCACCAGTCACCCATAAATTACAGGTGTATCTGGGCTTTCCGGCCCGCAGCTCGTCGCACACGTTCATCGATGCGACATAGGTTGACAGATCAAGATGCCCGATTGACTTGCCCTCGCCAATCAGCGAGCGATCAGAAATTAAACCGCGCAGGCCGATCTGATAATTGAATCGCTGCACAGCCGGGTTTTTGGTAAATTCATATGTCGTAGCATTGCCGAGGCGGTGCGGACCGGATCCGCCAGCGACGGAGCTGTCCTTGCGCACGTCATAGCAGCGCAGGCCACGTAAAACCCATTCAACTTCGAGACGGCCTTTGTCGAACTTGTCGACATTAAACTCACGTTCGAACACGACATAGGTGTAACCCGCAGCAACGCTGCTCTCTTTCCACCTGCGACCCAGACCACGCGTATCGTTGACCAGCTTCTGATCGACGCCCTGCCCCGGTCTGCCGTCATAAAAGCGGATCGAAATGAGATTGTCGTAACCAGCCACACCATAATGCGCGACTTCATTGCCGATCTTTGGACGTTCGACGAGTGTCTGTTTGCTGCCGTAGAAATAGACATACGGCTCCAAGCCGTCGCACCAGCCGTTGGCAAGCAGGAACACATCAGCGTTGAACTTATTTCCGGATCCCCACTTGCCGTAGAAAACCCGGTGACCGCGTGTTTTGCCGATGCCAAACAGCGTTTGAACCGGAACATCGCCGCCATACTGGATCTCGCCTTGGACCGCTGAATATTTTCGCGACTTACGGCGGTTCATATACGCGTTGATGCCGAGCTTGGCAGCCATTGCCAAACCGCCAGCAATCAAAGATGCAGCCAGAAGCGAGCCGCCAAAAAGCGCGCCCGCGACAAGCGTGCCTATAGCCGTGAAAATCATAGGATTTTACCTGTTGTTCAGATCAGGTCCGAAAGGCTGCGATGCAATCCGCCATGCGGTGATAGCTGGGGCCGTCAGCCGTCTTGGTAACGAAGCGGCCTGATGCGCCAAGACAAATGCCAACATGCTCGCCATTCTCAATAAGAATGACGACGATATCGCCAACTTGCGCTTGAGCAGGTGAAACGCGCTCTAGATGCTGCTCGAAGAAGGATGTGAGGCTTTTATGGCCTCGCTTGCGCAAAGCGCGCTGCGCACCGGCCAGCGTCCTGTAAGATCGCCAGTATGAGAACGTCATCTCGCGGGATGGATCATAGGCATCAGCCATCTGACAACCGAGAAAGAAGCAATCCGATTCACCGAAGACATAGGGCTTGTCGAGTTCGGCCTGCAAAACCGGCGTCATGATTTCAAAGCGGCTCATCTCTGCCCCCATTCTTCCATATCGGTCGAAGTGACCGATGCATATTCAAGGCAAGTGTCGTTCATATCGTTGTCGAACTGCTGTTCGGCCTGCGAGCGCTTGGCGAGCGTTGCACCGCGTGCGGAGCGCCCCGGTGGCTGCAAATCAATCTTGATGGTGAGACTGCGCGTGCCGTCACTTTGTTGCGGCCCCTTCGGATAAGTGACCTTATCGATTTCATAGATGTTGGAGATCAGAATGCCGACGACCTCGTCGGTCCCACGGACCCCCGCAACGTGACTGATGATTACCGGCGCATTGAGGTAATCGAATTGCTCAATCTTTGCGATCAGATCATCAGGATCCTGCGTCGGGATATTCGAGAACTTAATGGTGCGGGTTGTAACGCCTACGCCTACGGCACTCGTAGCACCGCCTGATTCCAGAAAGCGGTTCGGAAGGTAACGAAGACCATTATAGGTGTAAGGACGCCCGCCCCGGTGATATCCAACCGACCGCCCCGGCAGATCGAAGCGGATCAGATCCAGACGGACCAAATCACCCCTGTCAACAAGCGCCTTCACCTGCGGATCGACACTGTTACTCATAGAAGAACATCTCCGTTGCAGAGAAGCTGACGGGCCGATCCTGCATAGATTTCGATGCGGACCAGCTGCCCGGATCAATCTGCATCAGGCATGACGCCTGCCCAAAATGAACAGAGCACGGCACTTTGAAGTGCTGCAGATCTATCGGATAGTTGAAGTTCACAGTTGCCCGACCGGCTGCACTGGCAATAACAGGCTGTGTGACCAGATGCAGAGAACGCACCAATGTGGTGCGCCTGATCTCAAGATAGTCGCCCGGAACCAGCTCGAAGTACGGCGGCAGGCCATCAGCATCAATCGAGCGGGAGTTCAAAAATGAGCGAACATTCCCCTGCCCGCTAAACCCTGCTGGAAAGCCGCCGAGGTACTTGAGCGGCTTCTGTCGATCAATGTCATAAGCGAGGAATACCCCGCCATTGTCTGCACAGAGCGTCCGAAACGCCGACATAAGCCCAGACTGCTCACGCGTGAGAAAGCCAGTCCGGTATTTCGCAGTCCAGTATGGCGTTCCGGTTGACTGGCTTTCTACCCGCCGCCCCTCCATACGCTCAGTATTGGAAGGACGGATCGGATCAAATTCGCACTGCGCAAAAGGCACCAACGGGAGATTGATAACATCTACCATGAATCACCGTTCTGTTGCCGGTTCTGCCGAGCATCTTCGTTTGACTGCATGATGGTAACGGTCTGCTTGCCACTCTTTTCAAGGATGCTTGCGACCAGATCCGGGGCCATTTCCACCATAATGACGGTTCGGCTTTCACCAGTCTCGCCTGACGTTCCAGTCCCGGACGATCTACCGAAGTTTCGAACGCCGAGGGTCCCGTCGCTGCCCCTGGTCAAAGGCATAATTGCTTCATCGCCAGCCTCACCCATCAGGCCAACGCCCTTCGCAAAGGCGAACGTTGTCGGCTTGGAAACAACCTGATTGGTGAAATTGCCGCTGAAAGACTTCAGACCATCCGGGAAAACCCCACCCTTGGCATAGAGGCCAATGCCCATCGACGGCGCAGGCGGGAAGTAGCCGAGGCCGCTTCCGCTGCCACCGCCGAAAAACCCGCCAAGGAAGCCGAAAATACCTCCCCCGCCACCAATGCCCGCACCGGCTTGGCCGACCTGCATAATGGCGTTGATAAGGTCGTTGAGCATCTTATCAATCAGTCGATCGAGGACGCTCAGACCGGCCTTGCCAAGTTCTTCCAGCGTGATCTTGCCATCATCAAATGCGCTCACCAGAGACTGGCCGAAACTAAGCGCCATATCTCTGTTTTCCGCCAGCTGTTCATTGAGGCGGATCTGGCCTGCCAAGAACTGCCCTTGCTCTGACATGGGATCAATGCCTGAGCTGCGAAGCGTGGATGAAACACGCTGCTCAGTCGGACTGCGGAAAAGCTGCTCACGTTCGAACCGTAGCTCTTCCGCGAGAGATAAAGCAGCAACTCGCTCTGCAACCTTGCCGTAAGAAGCTGCTAAGTTTTCCAGCTCTTTCCGTTGCTCTTCCGAAAGAGTACGACCTTTGTCGGTCGCCTTCTGGACGAGTTCGAGTTTCATCCGATAAGCTTCAGCAGCAACGCCAGTTTTTCCCACGAGCTGCTCTTCAAGCCCCATCTGATCAATGCGATCCTGAGCGGATTTCACAAGGTCACGGTAGGCGTTTGCATCACGCTCTGCCTGTCGCTCCGATGCAGACTTTTTAGGCTGCTTCTCCAATTCCCGTTTCTGGCTCTGCAACTTACTTAGAGCTTCATTTTCCGCTCCGAAGCGACGGTTGAACGCCTCAGATGACAACGGGCGATCAGATCCAGAAGGGTCGTAACCGAGGTCGCTCTTTGGTGTTGTGTTGGCAAAACCAGTAGCAGTCTCTTGAGCGAGCTGCATTGCTTCAATTAATCTGATGATTTCGCCACGCGCATTACGCAAATCAGGACTGGCAAAAGAGAGATTGTTAATCGCAGTAAACAGTGCCTTGGCGCTGATTTCGCCGCCCTTAAACTTATCCCACAATGCCTGTATTTCAGAATTTGCGCGATTAGGTTGCAGTCTATGAAGTGCCGTTTCCACATTCTGAATTGCACTTGCATATTTGTTGACTTCACCTGCGACATCGCCAAGCTTGTTTTCAGCGTCGTAAGCATTTTGTGAAAACTCAAGAAGAGACTTAGCTGCGGCACTAGTCAACGCTCCACTCTCAGCAAGCCGTCCAATTTGCTCCCTGAAACGAGCAACCTGCGGCTCACCCGATCGAACGCCGCGAATGAACTGATCTATCGCTTGCTCCGCAGGTTGAAACGTGCGCGACATAACGTTTTGATCGCCACCGATATTTTCCCACGTACCCGCGACAATCCTATCGACTGCTGTTCGGGCCTCTTTCGCCCGACGCTCAATTGCCTGTTTCTGATCTTCTTTTAGATCAATGTTGACGACGAGAGGGCTTTCGACCGAGTATTTCTTCTGCTTTTCAATCGCCTCTTCATATGCAGGACCCAATCTTTTGATGTTCTGCTCGTGCCTCTCCAAAATCTCATCAACGGATTTAACCTGATTAGATGAGGAGATATATTGAAGAAGCGCCGCCCCAGCTGCGATTGTTCCGATCGTGACCAACGAAACCGGGCTTACGATTGACAAAAAAGCCTGACCAATGCCTGCAACAACGTCCCGTCCGCGACCCATTTCATTAAATACAGCTGAAAGCTGTGTTCCTTGCTGCAATGCGATCTGGATTGGCGACATACCCATCGCAGAGGTGACTGCAATATCTTGGAACTGGGCTGCTATGTTGGCGGTTTGATAATTCCGGGGACCACCGGCAAAAGCATTTCCACGCTGCTTAAGTGCCGCCACATTTTCAAGGGCTGCTTTCCGCTCCCGGTTGAGCGCAGAAGTCATCTCATCGACAGAAATCGCTCCCACCGCATGCGCCTCGCGGATGTCGGCTTGTGCCATCTTATATTGCTGGATGGCAGCATAGAGTGGGTTATACTTTGCTCTTAGGTTCTCGAGCTGCCGACCGTAAGCAATGATATCGCTCTCTCGCGTTCCGGCGTCACCCCGATCCGTGATCCCCAGCTGCTTGTTAATGGCCAGCTGGGAAGCCTGCGCCATTGATGCGTTGCGCTGGCGAATTGCGGCGACATTATTCTGGGCCGCTAATGTTTCCCGCTGAAGCGCTGCAGTCATTTCGTCTGCTGATATTGCACCGACAGCATGCGCTCGCTGGATCTCTTCAACGACCCGATAATACTGTTGGCTTACTGCAAACAGGGGGTTGAATTTTGCACGCAAGCCATCCAGCTCGCGACCGTAAGCAGCAACGTCATCGCCGCGCCCCACCGGAGAAGATACGTCGACAACCCCCAATCTACCGTTAATTGATAGCTGCGATGCCTGAGCCGATGCGAGCTTTTTTGCGGCATCGCTTGCACGCTGAGCAACAGCTGCCTGAATTTCCAAACGCTGATTGAGCGTTGAAACCAATGGCGCCAATTGCACATGCCCCTGTTTAACAAGGTTCATCGCGTCCGCCACAAGTCCATACTTCTTGTATGCGGCATCAAGGAGAATGCCCGCTCTGTCTAAGCCCATGCCACGATCAACGCTCCGGCCAAGTGAGCGCATTGTGCTTTCGAACTTCGCTGCGTTTGCGTAGCCATCAACTAAAGCGCGGCTCAGTCTCGCGGACCCATTCGATGTCTTCTCCATTGCAGCATCAGCTTGCGCCAATGCCGCCCCCACGGACTTACTAGAATCCGCTCCAGCCTTATCAGCGGCAACTTTCTGATCCATACCGCGCTTGTACGATGACGGATCGAAGTCTGCCGCAACACGCAGCGAGCTCAACTGAATTGTCATGAGATTTAGCCTTGCGTAAAAGAATCGCCTAAGCTCGCCTTCGATCCGCACTAAAAGTGCGAAGTAAGCTGGGGGGGGGAATTGAATGGACGACTCGCAAAGGGTGACGGTCGCCTTATGCCTAATCGGCATGCTCGCCGTTGGGTTGGGAAGTTTTCTCTACGTCAACAATATTGAGGAAGAGCAGGCGAGAGCCAAGGCTAACCGAGAGCTTGATTTCGCCGTGTGCTCATTGACTTTGCAGGATCTGCGGGGGAAATCCCTGACGTTTGCAAATAAGAGTGTCAAGAAAGCGCTTGAATGCGCCGCCTCCTACTCGGAGTTCCGCGCATTCAAAGATTTGTACGATGAGCGATCGCCGGACTCACCAAACCGCAAGCCTTACGACCCTGATTATTGGCCTAACTTCCCCTAATCATCAGGTCTCAGAACTTTGAATTTCAGCCAAATGGTTGAGCCATTCTGTGTCGATGGCGGATACAAGTGCCCGGAACAGATCGAATGCCTCGCCCTCGATAGAGTACCGACGAGCGTAAACATCCATCGCTTGGAAGCTAATAGGGCTTTCGCCGCCAAACGCACCATATTGACGGTCGTAACGGAGAAAATGCCACGCCCGTATATAAAAGGCATACCAATCCGGACCATCAGCTTCCGGTGGTGGCGACGGAGCCGGAACTGCAACAAAAGCGTCCGGCTCAGCTTCGCGCAGTTTGGTCAACCAATCGTCTTGCCCCTTCCGCGTTAGCTGATAGCGGAAGGCGCATCTTAGTTTTTTTCTGCGGTTTCCAAAAACTCGACTTGCCGCTTGCCAACCTGCCCAGCACACCAATAGATCATGTTGCGGAAAATTCGACCTTCAGGCGAAGTCAGCAAGTTTAAGGCAGCATCACGAGAATACTTCTCATCAAGTCCGCGCCAATCCAGAAGCAAGTAATCAGCAGCCAATTCGCCATCGGCTGCATTTAACTCATCATGCGGTGCAACATCGTTGCCATGCTTTTGGGCAATCTGGACCTGACGATTATTCTTAGCTGTCAGATATTCAGGGTAATTGGTTGAGCGCACTTTAAAGCCCAAACCCGGAAGATCACCAATGCCTGGCCAGTTTTTGACAGCAATCCATTCACCATCAGCTTCAAGATTTACGTCAGCCTTCAGGCTGGCAAGTTTGATTAGTTTACTCATTTTATTGACCTTTGTCGGAAGGTGGCGCGGGAAGCGTCCGACACCGCAACCCGCGCCGTTTTCGCGCGAAACCCGTATCGGCGGGAGCGGTGATTACTTTTCGTAATATTCGAGACGATCGATGATCAGATGCGCCGAGGTGAGAGGATCCTTGCTGGCCTGCCCGGTGAGCGGCAGCATCAGATCCTGATTTTTGCCACCGGCTGACACCGCGCCATCGGTGTAAACGTAGCGAGGAACCGCAAAAATCAGCGCCTGCTGATTTTTCTCAATGCGGGTACTGATGTTCGTCGGCGTTCCTGCAAAAAGCTTCGACAAGAGGGCGTCGGAGCCGAAATAGGTTTCAACTTCGACTTGAACATCGAAACTGCCCTGCCCGATCCCAACCGGCCCAACTTTGTCGTCGCTGCGGATGGCGTTGATCATGCGCAGATTATTGTTCACGCTGACTTTGAAGCTGCGGACAAAGTTCGGACCACCCACGGCAACGCCGTTCTCAGCAATCCGGCCTACGTTCACCGCTGCAGCCATAACAGGGTTACTGGTTTCAGGATCCGGCGTATCGTCCAGCGAGACGATTGATTGAGAGCCTGTGGTGCCGTTGAACGTCATAACCCACTTGGCGATCTGTTCCGCCTCAAAGGTGAATTCACCTTGTGCCACTGCCATCGAGTTTTGCGCAATGTAGGTTGGCTGGGCTTGGCTCATAAAGCCACGTTCAAGCGTGCCGGTGAAGAGCTCCACACCGTTGCGGATCGTGTCACCGAAAAACACGCGGACAGTTTTGCCAGCGCCAGCATTGACGGCCCATGCAACTGGCAGATTGTCGAGTGTGAGTTTGTTTGCAGCAATAGCCGTGACGCGAACAAATGTATTGATGCCTTCAGCATCAAAGCGATAGGCCGCACCCGTACCACCAATCTTGATCCACTGTCCGACCTTCAGGCCGAGCGATGTGAAATTGAGCGCCGCAGAGGTCAGGCCATCGGCAACTGTTTTCAGGTCAGCAGCAGCACCCTCAAAACCGACAACGGCAATGCGTGCAGTTGCTGGCGGTGCCGCCTCATCTTCCAGCTTATCAGCGCCAACCGCAGGAACCGTGCCGGATCCGGTCGTGATGCGAAACAGACCGTTGTTATCCGCCTCAGCAAACCCCGTCAGCCGGACAAGATGACCAACGGCAAATGCTGCACCTGCAGTCATCGTTACAACGCCGGTCGCAGCGGCAACGCCGGTGATAACACTTGCAGCAGTGCCGTCATTGTCGCGGAACGGTCGAAGCGACCACGGCGCAGACATAAGCGAACGTAGCCAGCTCGAAAACGGGCTACCGTCAGGCGGATATGACAACTCGCCATTGACTGCGCCCTGCGACTGCACGTTGACCATGATCGGATCAGAGTTCATGCGATCGGAGCGGATTTCTTCCGAGTTGATGAATACAGGCTTGTATTGAAGGGATTCACCAGTCAGACGAACGACACGCATGCGCGGGTTTGCCGGAACAACACCGGGCGTGAGTTCGTCAGTCCAAGTCATGCGCAGCCGATTGCTGTCCATGGCCTCATCTCCATAATGTTAGATTGTTGAGAAGTGACCAACGCCGAACGGCGCTGGAGATGTTATGAGGCCTCAGCCTTCATCCCGTTCCACATCAATGGTCACGGTCATGCGGTAATAGTTGCCGTCCATTTCACCGGGTTCACCTGCCCCAATAGATGCCGTTCCGAACCGGATTGCTCCGATCTCCTGCCCGCGAAACAGATCATAAAGCTGGCGGGAGAGTTGACGTGCTTTGCGCGTTCCACCGCCACGAGGCACAAGAACATGCAAGCTAAGCTGTCCATTTTCACGCCAGCGGTTCGCGGCCACGGTTTCAGCACCAATCGAAGCCTGATCCATCAGATCACCGAAGATCTCGACAAAGACAAACGGTTCCGGCTCGTCGGGCGTCGGCCAGTCCTCATTCTCAAATACGAGAGGCGTAACCGTCCATTGCGATTTGAGGAATTCCTCAATCGGCTCAAAAGTCTCCGGTGTAGCCATGATCAGCGAACCAAGTTGATGACGAGTGATGGATAGGTGAGAGGATTTCCAGCCTCAGTGTCCTTGCGCCGAGCAAGTGTGGTGCGTCCGGCTCGATGCGCGCTGGATCTCGCCACAGCTTTCGCTGCAATTGTACGCTGATGTCCTGTCAGGATGTACGGCACCAAGCGATGCAAGCCGGATGGCAGATTGAGGAATTTAACCTGCACGCTGATGAAAGATTGTCCAAACCGGCGAAACATGCGCTGTCGCGCGCGCTCAAACAGGCGTGGCGGCACAGACATTTTCATGGCACCGACTTGGATCTTGCGAGTGTATGGCTGCACATTGGTGATGATGATCTCTGCATCTGCCGATATATCATCAAAGTTCGTCACTGGGCGCTGATCGGCCAATACGATAAATGAATCCTGATAGCGGCCAGACTTGCGCGGGCTGTATTCTTTCAATCCGGTGAGCGCCTCATTGACGACGGCCTGCCACCATACGAACTCGTAGACGATCGGGCCGGGAGCTGAGACGCTTTCTTCAGGCGCATCTTTCACCCGGTTGACGTAGCGCTCGTAAAAGCGACTGCCCTCACCCGACTGGATAGCCTTTGCCAGCTCTTCCTTTGCCATTTTGGCAAGTGCCGCCGATATCGCTTTCTGCGACAAGCCTTCAGTCGCAACCGCGATCGCCCGATCGAAGAACTCGAACTTGGTAGCAGTTGCCATTATCCTCGAACCCTTACGTTCACCCGCACAGGCTCGTCATTCATGCGGACGATTTCAGCGACTTCGACGCTCGCCTTTGCGCCAGCAATCACGACCGCATCACCCTTTTTGAGGCTGACAGCGAGCGCGTCAGGCAGAAGGACAACATTACGGTCGCCCTGCTGGATCGGCCCGACCAGCTCGTCAGGCTTATAGCCACGAACGAAAGCCCGCTGCGCCAATGCTTCAGTTTGTGTCTGACCATTGACGATCTTGCGCAGATCCACGTTTTGACCATGGCGGGCGAGCTGACGCTGTAATTTTGCAATGGCGTGCTCTGGCGTCATGCGTAGATCCTCAGCGTTGAAAGCAGCCGGTCGGTTGCCGACCTGACGATTTCCGACACTTTGTCACCGTCAAGATATTGCGTCGATCCAACACCCTCGACATCTTCTGATCGTACCTGTCCGGCTGGGCCGGAAACGGCGAGCATCTGTTGCGCAGCAAGTATGATGGCTTGCCGCGCACGTTGAGGAACCGGCCCAATGCGGTTGCTGCCATCATAACCGGCCTTATACTGAATACGGACAGCGTCAGGTTCTGGCGCTAAATCAGTCGGCCAGTGAAAATCTCTTACACCGCGCAATTCAGCAAAAATATCGGTGCGAATGACACGATAGTTTTCAGGCAGGATAAACCAGACCACGCCTTTCCGATCGGTGAACTCAACCGAGACAATCTCGACAACCGGCACATAGCGAAGGCGTAGATCCCGAAAATCGCACTGTTGCTGTTCAAGAACCTGCGGGCCAAGGCAACGGCCCAGCCAACCGGAGGGACCGTCGATTTCTTCGGTCACAGCCTCAATGACTGCTTTAACGGATGCATCATCAGCTGCATGATCGCCCGCCACATCAGCCGGAGTAACAATCGGCTGTGGCCGCTCGATAACGACGGTCGCCATAATTACTTGTCCTTGCCGGTTTTCTTGGCCTTTTCGACCTCAGCCGCAATCGCTTCAAGATCTTTGTTGGCCTGCTCGCGTGCGTCGGAGATCTCATTTGCGATGACTGCCCGCTCACTGTCAGCGTCAGTGCGAGCGGTTGAAACTTCGGAGGCAATCGCTTCGAGATCCTTATCTGCCTGTTCGCGCGCGTCAGCGACCTGCTTATCAATTTCAGCAATCTTAACGCTTGCCTCATCGCGCTTCTGAGTGACCAACTCATCAAAGCGGCTGATCTGCGCATCAGCTTCGGCTTGCGCTTCAGAGATGCGAATGGCCTGCGGCGTTTCATTGATTGCAGCAACAACCGCGCCGCCGCTCACGCCCGATGAAAGCGACTTGCGCGCCGCAAGATCCGCATTTTCATCCTGATAGACACAGAGAGCAGCGACAGCGCGTTTAAACTGGTTATCATCCAGTTCAACAATCTGCCCCTGCGCAACAGAAGTTCCATCGAGGCTGAATGAAGCCAGCGCCACACGTTCAATGACTTTCTTGCTCATTGATTTTGTCCTTATGGAAGTGGCCTGCACTCAGGCAGGCCGACACTGGTTAAGGGTTGAAGCGATTGTCACTCAGCAACAGCGTTGCAGAGGCCACCAGTGCAGCCCCGGCATCAGTTGTGAGGTTGACCGCGACGAACTCGAAATCGTCATCGATCGTTTCCACAATCAGTTCCGCGCCGAAGGCCAACGGAGCACCACCGGCTGGCGCAACCGCTTCGATCGGCGCGCCAAGGTTCTTTGCACCTGCACCGGCAGCGTTAGTCGCCTGCTTAAACTGCACCGTTACTTTCTTGCCTGCGGCGAGATTGGCAGTCGAGACGGCAGCAAGAACACGGCCAGAGCCAGCAACGCTGACATAAGGGCCGGTGACACCAGCTGCGATATCCTGCGGAGCGACACCCGGCTTAACCCGGCTTCGCTGCAAAAGGGTCGATACCATTTGTCTGTACCTTTCTGGTTTTCGACAGATCAGAATGAGCCGCAGTTGCGGCCCACATTAATGTCAGTTGCGAGGGAAATCAGACTCCAGGCACATCGAGTGCGACGAACGGAGACACTTCGTAGCCGTCTTCGATCTTCATTGGTGCGGTCCACCAAGGAGAACCATCAACGTTCCAGAAGATCTTGATGACTGTCTTGTTCTTGGTGAAGTGGACATGCTCAGAAGTCGCAACAAACGGACCGGAGCCATCCTTGATGAGATACTGGCTAAGATCGCCGTACCAGATATCGCCAAGGCGACCGAGGCCGGGATTGCGATCATTAAGGAATGCCGGACGTCCCAGAATAGTTCCCGGCTCACCTTCACGAAGCGAAGGAATCCAGACCGGGCGACCTTCAAGATCCTTGAGCTTGATGAGGTCAACCATCGCAGATCGGGAATAGACAAACACTCCGTTACCGTAACCGCGACCGACCATTTCAGCGAGATCGTCGTAGGTGATGTGGTTGGCCGTGGCGCGCTTCACGCGATAGGTCGCGCCAGCCTTCAGAATGCCGAGTGGCGACTTGATGCCGTTGCCATGCAGGAATTTATAATCTTCCGCCTGCCAGACAGCGCCACGAAGCTGCGTTTCAAGCAGTGAACTCGCAGCCTGCCAGTTGCGAAGCAACTTGTCGGTAACTGTGAGAACGCCCGCGACCTCATGCGGCGTCAGCGTGATTTCACGCAGCTTCAGATCAGTTTCCGGCTTTTCACCGCCTTCGCCGATCCAGTCGACTTTGACACCACCGTACATGTTTTCAGGTGCTTCGCCTGTCTGATCAAGCGCTGGCATTGTAATGGCAGCATCCGGTGGTGAACCAGCCGGAATAACAGTAGCACGCGGGCGAATAATCGAACCCTGCACAGGAACGGTCAGCAACGTCTGGCGCAGCTGGGTCGGAACCATGAAACCACCCGACGCACCATCGTCCATGCGCTGTTCAGCGCTCATATCCCCGGTTGCGGCAGCATTTTCGACATAGTTCAAACGCTGATCGTTCGGGCTGAAGCGAACCGCATGCATGAATTCGCCCATATTCTCGAATTCCCTGCGAGCTTCCGGGCCACCCGGACGCTGAATGCTTGCAGTGCTGGACCGTGCAGGCACAACCGTATCGAGCGCTGCCGTGCTGGCTTCCAGTTCTTCAAGCCGCGAAATGCGAGTATCGAGTGACGTTTTCTGTGACTTCAGATCGTCGAACTGTGCCTGTTCTTCGGCGGACAGATCCCGATCTTCCGTTTCGGCAGTGTCGATAATCGCTTTCATCTTGCCGATCAGGTCCACACGCGATGCGCGAAGAGCAACCAGACCTTGCGCAACGATGACGCCATGGTCAGCGTGCGGAATATGCAGCGCCGCAACTGTGTCAGCAGGCGAATAGATGCCAAAGAACGCAACCGTCGCAATGGCGGCAACAAGTAATGCGCCGCAGAACAGCGCAGTTGGCGTGAAACGCTTCATTTTCATTCTCCATGGAGATACCGGACAATAGCTGTTCGTCCGCTCGCGCCGGTTCGCGAGCGTCATTTTCAACCGCGCTGGGCTGGATGATTAGAGTTCGAGCGCGCGCTGCTCTCGTGCAGGCGCAAAAGACTTGCGGCGCTGGATGCCGCCATATTGCGAAACGCCGAAGCGTTTCAGCGTTTCTTCGAGCGTGGCGACCCTGTCAGCCATGCCGAGCGAAACCGCTTCAGCCGCATCAACCATGTCGCCTTCACCGAAGCTGCCGCGCACTTTGTCGACATCAACGCCGCGATTGCGGGCGATATCGGTGACAAACATATCGTAGGCCGCATCAATCTGCTTTTGCTTACGTGACAGCGTCTCGTCATCCAGTGGGCCGAATGGATGGCCTGAAGCCTTATAGCGACCTGCCTTGATGATCGTTTTCTTGACGCCAGCCTTTTCAAGTGCGCCGCTCAGATCATCATGGATTCCGAAAACACCGATCGAGCCGACGGCACCTGAAGGTGTTACAACGATTTCATCAGCTGCAGTCGCAATCCAGTAAGCCGCACTTGCTGCCGTGGAATTAACGTGAGCGATAATCGGCTTGATACCGCGCGCATTGAAGATCATCGATGAAAGTTCCGGCGTGCCGCTGACAGCGCCACCAGGCGAATCCGTATCAATGATGATCGCCTTGGTCGCATCGTTTCGCAGCGCGCGCTGGAAGAGCTGCGCAAACCCTTCGTTGCTTGTGCCGCCAGAAATGCTCGACATCATGTTCATGCGATTGGCAATCACTCCGCGCAGCGGCAGGATCTGCACGTCACCATTCTGTCGTGCAACGTCCTGTTCTGTCTGCTTGCCAATGCGCGCCTCAATTTCTTGAGCAGAATATTTGATGCCGGAAGTCTGATCGGCCATCAGATCGAGGATCGCTTGCAGCTTGCCCTCAGCCATGGCCCAACGCTCTTCCATCAGCGCCTGCATGATCATTGCATACTTCATTCGTCTTCTCCGCTTGTCGGTTCGACAACAACTGCGCTCTCTTTCGGAGCGGCGTTGACCGCATTCTGCAATGTCGTGAAATTGGCTGGCACAAAGTGATGATCGCCAACCGTGCCGATGCTGTCTTCTTCTTCCAGCTCAAGGATCATGTTTGGCGAGAACGCACCCACCTCAAACATATTCTTGTAGAATGCAGCACGGGCTGCGGAATCGCCGCGAAGGAAGGCATTCATATTGAACTTGACGTAATAGCCCTGTTCACGTTCCTGCGGTGTGAAGAGCTTCCAGTTCAATTCCTGTTCCCATCCGCCACACCATGGAGCGATCGTCTGGCGAACAAACCCGATCATCAACTGTTCAATGCCGGTTCCCCATGCTGTGCTCTTTTCGTGGCTTTGCACCAAAATGAGCGGCACATCGTAGATCCGGCAAATATCGGCAATCTGAAACTCACGGCTACCGAGAAACTGCGCATCTTCTGGCGGGATCGTCGTTGTGATCCACTTCATTCCCTCTTCGAGAACCTTTACCCGGTGAGCATTATCGAGTCCGCCTTGCTTCTCAAGATCAGCAGCTGGATTAGCAGGCGATGCTTCGCCGGGCTTTTTGCCGTTGCGCAGATTATCTTTCGCACCTGACGACAGCTTGCCGGGATGCATAAGGAAGCCGCCTGACTTCGCATCATTGGCGAAGAACTTCGAGCCGAACTCTTCCATGGCAAGCCCCCAGCCCAGAGTTTGCCGCGCGTGCGCCACCTGAGATAGTCCGACATAACCGTCATGAGACTGATCCATAATGTGGATCACATCGTCTTGCTCGATCTCAAACTGCCTGCCGTCAATCGTGGTGCGGAAGAAATGCCGACCGTCCTGACGCACCGGCTGAGTGCGATAAGGCAACAACGGATAAAGGCCGGTGGCCTGTCCGCGCCGGTTGCGCTCAATCTCTAGGTAACCGTTGCCCCAAAGCAGAGCGTGCGCCTGGACTGTTTTGCGCAAAGTTCGCGACGACATACCGGGGTTGGGACGGACATTAATCAGGCCAGCCAGCGGGTGCGCATCAGCTGGCACCAATTCGTTGTTACCGCCCTTGCCGGGCCGATACATACGAAGCGGAAACATCGCCAGAGGATTGCAGATGCGGTTTACGCAGGCATAAACAACCGGCAGATACATCGCGCCATGTTCATTGACCGACACGCCCGCTTTGGTTTTGGGCTGAATATGACGGACAAGCCAGCCTTCAGCATCGCCAACGCTCTGACTTGCGCCAGATCTACTAGCAACAGCTGAAGCTGACATTTCGTCGCCGCTCAAAAGCGAATCTTCCGCGCTTGTTTCACGACTATCGATAGCCTTCGCCCCAAACGCAGCCACCGCAGCTCTGACACGACCAAACATTGTCATCAGATTTCAATCTCCACGATGCCGCGCTCTTCATAAACGGATGTTCCGTCATCCACTTCGCCAGCTGCCAAACCAACCGCCATGACGGTAGCGACAACGCCGTCGATCTTATCGAGCGAGTTTTTCTTGTCCGGCACGTAATTAAGGTTTGCGTCAAACCGCACGGTTGAGTGTCCGAACATCCATGCAAGAACCGGATGCCCGCCATGTTCGATCTTGCGCGCAAAGATGAGCCGTTCGATTTCCTTGGTAGGCTCCGATAGGGTCTGATGACCTTGCCGCATCTGGATCTGCAATTCAGGATCCATACCCTCATGTTGCAGATCGCCTGCAAGCTTGCTTGCATTCCAAGGATCATAGCCGAAAGCCAGAATATCGAACTGCGCGAAGGCATCAAGAATGGCTTGCTGCACGAAGGACTGATCAACGAAATCGCCGGGCGTGGTCAACAAAGCGCCATCACGCACCCATTTCTGCCAGTCAACACGCCGATCCTGCTCTGCACGCTCGTCGAGAGTTGCTTCCGGCACCCAGAACAGCGGGATAATCACCCACTTTTCATTGTCATCGTCGGGCGGGAAAACCACAACAAGCGCCGTGATATCGCGAGTGGATGACACGTCACAGGCAAGATATGCCTTCCGGCCCTTGTTCTGCTCCCAGAGCAGCGGCCAAGATTTGGCATCTGCCGTGCAGGCGGACCACTTTGCGCGCGGGATCCAGCCAGACAGCTGATCAACCCAGCGATTGAGGTGGTAGCACTGAAAGACCGCTTCAAGCGCTGGACGGCCTTTAGCTTTCTTGAACTCAGTTCGCAGGTAATCAAGCGTCGGCGTCAGGCCGAGGCTGGGGTTTGCCTTGCGCCAGAATTCCTCATCGGTCCAATCGTCATCTTCACCAATGCCGAAATAGACAACCAGTGTTGTCTGATCGTCCATCTCACCGCGCATGATGGCGAGAGACTCTTCGAACCACTCAAAGCCGGTACGGTTCTGCTTTCGGCCTGCCGTCGATGCATAAAGCTCGATCGGCTGAAGTCTGGCACCTGTTCCCTGTCGCAGTGTGTCAGCAAGTTCGCGGGTTTTCCACTCGTGGATCTCATCGCCCACGATGACAGTGGGCGAACGACCATGTTTACCGTCAGGCGAACCGGTGAGCAGCTGGCAAAGCGATGTTGTCTCACGCAGAAAGATCGACTTGTCGTGCAGAGATATGCGCTCATTGCCCTGCGCATCTTCCAGAAGGCCATTCGCCTCACGGATGATATCCTGCATTTTGCCGAAGGGGACGCGGCCCTGATCCTCGTTGCGTCCGAAAACGTAAGCTTCTGCGCCGTTGACCTTCTCCAATACGAAGAATAATACGCCGAGTGCTGCTAGAAACTCTGATTTACCGTTCTTTCGCGGGATCCACAGATCCAGACGCTTGAAGATCCGAATATGCTCAATGCTGGGTTTGTGCGTTGCCGGGTCTATGACTTCGATCGGCTTTTTCCAGCCGACCAGCAAGCGAACCGTTATTTCCTGCCACTTGACCAGACGAAACGAAACGCCCTTGAAGCGGTCATTGGTAAGACGGAATATCGTCGGCCAGGCAGCGACAATCTTGTCGGCTTTACCATGATCGAACCAAGCGCCCGGAACACTTGCAGCGCGCTTCCATCCTGACAACGCCCATGCGTAGGCTGGATCAGTCGCAACATCTGCCAGCCACGATGGCAGATTATATGCTGCCCAGCCGTCAGTTTGGTCTTGTTCCGGGTGGTGGGCTGTCTGCCCCATTCATCAACCCCATCGGATCAACGTCGGCGTCTTCAGCAGGTGCAGGGCGCTGCGCACCTGATTGCGGATGCGCGCCACCAAGTGGCAATCGGCCCTGACCGGCGTTGAAAGACTCTGTGCGGATCAGATCCTGATCGCGCATCGGAGTGAAACCGAACTCAGCATCTAAGAGGCGCAGCGCTGTTTCAGCCTTCGCCATGAAATCAATATTAGGATGCGTGCGATAAACGACCTCGCCGTCGCCTTTTTTGACCTTCACGGTCACACCGCCTTTCGGCAGATCCTTGCGCAGCTGATCGGCACAGTCGAAGAATTGCTGCATCCACCAGCAATAGCGAGCCAGCGCACCGCGATAGGCTGGACGCCTGCGACCCTGCTTAAACATGATATCCGAAAGCTCTTTCCAGAGCCGGATTGCGTGGCTCCAGTAAGCAGGCGCTTTAGAGAACTCAACCGGCACCGGGAATGGGTCCACATCAGTGCCGGACTTTTCTGCAGCCTGCGCAATCGCTTCAAGTTCCTGCTCGACTTTACGTTTGCGCCGACCGGGAAAGCCTTTTGCTTGCTGCAACTGTGGATCGTCTTTTCGCCGTCCCATACCTCGAACCGCCTGTTTGGCACCCCGAAGGTGCAGAAAAAAAAGTTATCGTCGAAAATATCGCGCCGAGTTTTTCGCTATCACCCACCGGTCCCGGCCCTCAGACCCTCGAACTTTCGACCGCCCCCCCCTACCTTGGCATAAGCCTGAGGGTCGTGGCTTTCGCCGCTGGACTGGTCAGCTTGAGGTCGGCTTCGGTTAGAAGCCCCTGATCGAACTGCCGTTCGAGGTACTGTTTCACGATGTCGTGGTGCTTGGCACAGCATGCCTGCCAGTTGGCCTTGTCCCAGAACAGTGTCTGGTCACCCTTATGGGGAATGATGTGGTCAACAACCTTGGAAAGCTCGACCCGATCAACAGCCTCACATCCAATGCAGAGCGGGTTGTCTCGCTTGTAGGTGGCAGCGGCTTTGTCCCATCTCGAAGTATAACCACGATCGCGAGCGCTACCGCGTCTCGCCTCGTAAGCCGCTTGCTCTTGTTTGACTGCGCCGAGGTGCGCGGGCCTGAAGGTTCTGGGCTTTGATGCCAAACTAACCTCACATAGAAAGAGCGCCTCGAAGGGCGCTCAACGTGTTGGTGAATTTCAGACATAGCTTACGCTCTGGCCCTGAATCGATGTCTCGTGATTGAGACCGTCAGGGCGGGGTCCGAGCGTGGACACCTCAGGAGCTTGGCTCCCCACGTGCTACCGTGTATCGAGGATCACTATCTAAACCGGATCATCCAGAAGCCGATTTGAGTCATAGCGGCGACAGAAAAGCAAGTGGCATAATCATTGGCGTTGGCTGGCCAAATATCTTAATTTCCACAACAGCAACCCCTTTTCCCTTACTGCCACCAGACACGAGTTCCCCCTCGATACCTGCAAACACTCCCTCGCGGATCCGAACCCGTTTAACGCCTACAAATGCAGCCTGTGGCACTTCATGATCGAATTCACCTTTTTCTGCTTTATTATTGAATTCCTTAATCTTTAGGGCATTAACGATATATGGCTTTTCATATCCCCCGAGGATCGAAACGACATGCTCGAAACCTAATAAAGTGGCATAGTTTTCGTTATTCATCACCACCCTCACCAACACATACCCGATCATAACCGGCTGCTGTTTCGGAGGTATCTCACGCCCCTGTCGTCTGATCTTTGGCCCCATTTTCATTGGTGAAAGAACTTCGATATCCACAGCTTCGAGCGCTGCTTTTACGCAAAGCTCACGTCCCGTCATGACGCGAAGCACTAACCAAGGCGAATCATTATCCGCACGAACAGCTGCCTTTTCGATTGCAGCGCGCCTGCGTTTACGCTCATCCATGAAACGATCCATCTTCGCATAGCAACGGGAAAGGTCGATTTGCTCTGCCTGCTCAGTGAGATTCTTATTTGCCATCATCATCACCAATTCCCCTCAAAGCTGTTTCGAATTCATTCACCGCATCCGGACCACCTGAGGGGAAATAGACCCATTCGAGCCAGTCCGGAGTTGGATACCAACGCCAACCCCGATCGGCATGATAGGCCTGCCAAGCAAGCCACTGATCGCTTCCGACGCGAACGGGCTGCATGAGTTCGCAAAGCGGGTTGTAGCGTGCAGATACCGCCGTAGACCGGCCAGATGATGCACGTTCGAACAAGCTCTCGACCGATCCCCAGCCCTGTTTCACCAGTTTCTCGCGGTAAATTTCGTTCTCGCTACGCTCACCGCGCTGGATCTGCCCCCGCTCAAAAGCAGTTGGTGCTGAAATCATCCCCGGCGAGACAGTCAGGAAATTACGATAAACTTCGACACCGAACAGCTTTCCGAACGGCTTGGCTTCAAGGCGAGCTGGTTGATCAGCTGATACAGCCGGTGCGTCCGGCACCTGCTCCCAGAGCTTATTATCGAAATAGGTACCCGGCACATGGATATGGTCTTTGCCGTTGGAACGAAGCAGTTCCACCCAGGCATCGCGCTTCTCTGCGGCTTGGATCCGTTCTTCTGGAGTCAGAGCCAGCCATGAATCGAACCATTTGGCCTGCGGTGTTCCATCGAGCTTTGGCCACGACCGAACCAGCTTCCAATAAGCCTTCTCTATTTTCTTTCGATCTTCCTGATCATTCGCGCTCGCGCCTCTCTCAGATCTATAATCAGGTTTTTCTAGATTATCAGTTATTACTAGGGGGTGATTTGCCGGCGCCGGTTTTTCCGTTGACGGATTTACCGTCGACGGATTTTCAGTCTGCGGTAAAGATGCAACACTTTCAGTGACTTCAACTGCAAAAGGCTCATCATAGATAACCAGAGACAAGGCGCTAAAGCGGCCACTGTCACGCGCCTGTTCTTTCTGCGCATAACCCAGTTCGACCAACTCCGCGATCATTCTGCGCGCCTTGTCACGCCCGCAGTTGCCCTTATTGATGATGTCACGCAGCACAACGGTCCAGTTGTCCGGCTTGGACAGCAGATAACCAAGAAGCCAGCGCGCCTCCATTGAGAGACGCACTTCCTCGAACACATGATTTGGGATTGCCGCATAGCGAGCGTTTCGCGCGCCCCGGCGGATTGTTGCCTCTTCCTTCATTCTGCGGCCTCCTGATAGGCAGACACGCCGTGGTGCGCGGGCTGCTTAGTTGCACGCAGTTCTGAAAGCTTTCTCTGATACTCAGCCTCATCAAACAATGCATCCAACTGGCGCAGATGATGATGGCGGCCTGTAAGCGCGCCAGCTTCGCGCTGGGCCTTGCAGACCGCGCTGGAAAGCGATTGGATATCGCTGGCACCACCCTCAAAGATGTGGCCAAATCTATTTACGAGCTTACGGACACAGGAAAAAGCGGCTTCCCGCGTTGGCAGTATCCAACCGGCAGGCGTCAAAACATATCCGCTATACGCATGCACGAGAATATAGCCGTTCGTTACCCTTGGTGCTGGCTTGGATCCGGCGCATCCGCCATCAATCCATCGGGCCAAAGTTCGATCAGTTTGCAGCTCGTCAACGATTTCATGCGGAACAATTGCCAGCCCATTGCTGACATATCCTTGCACGATGCGCCGCCCGGACGATGCCGTGTGGTCGCGCACGCTGACAGACTGGCGAATAAGCGCATCGCTCATACCCCACCCCCATCATTTTGAGTTATCAGAAGAAGTTTTTGGCGCGCCTTATCGAGCGCCGCGTTGACCAGCTCGCCATTTCGGCGCGTCTGGTTCATTGCCGCGTAAAAGCAAGCCAGATACTCACAACCAGCCCGGAACTGATGTTCTGTGCATCCGCGCTCAAGAAATTCCTGATATCGGATCATGATCCGGATTGGACAAGCCAGCAGGATCAAGGCACGATCAGCATTTGAGCTGGCGCTTTTCATAGCCTGAAGGATAGGCAGAACGTTATCGTTCATTCCGCCGACAAGATTTGATCGCGCCATCACAGAAAGCCCTCCTGACGAGGGACTGCAGTCACCGGAGTGGGCGGAACTAACAGATCTGACTGGGCGTAAGCCTTGCGGATCCGGTCGCAGGCAATCTCGAAATAAGGTTCATGGCGCTCAATGCCGATAAAAGAGCGACCTGCCTTAACGCATGCAACGCCGGTTGAACCGCTACCCATAAAGGGATCGAGAACGGCCCGCCCGGCGACGTTGCAGATAATCTTCGACATAACCGCCTGCGGCTTGACGGTTGGATGACCGATATCGGCATCTTGTCCGTTAGTTGCGATTATGAAGCGCTTTTTCTGTTGCAGCTCGCCGACCGGATGGAACTTGGGGTTCCAGGCATGCACATATATTTCCGTATCCGGACGATAATGGCGGTTGGCGAGCGGCAGGGCGTTAGTCTTAATCCATGGAACGATCGCATATCGTTCAAACTGTGCAGCAAGATATGGCAACAGCTCCGCCCATTGGTCATTATGGGCAAAGAAGACGACAGAACCGAATTGTTCGCTTGTGAACAGCGTATGATCAAAGCCTTGATCAAGGCCAGCTGCTGCAATTTGCTCCATATTCTGGCGCTTCGAACGCAACATTCCGCCGCCGGATGTATCGAATTTGTAAGGCGGATCCGTAACAAGCGCATCGACTTTTCCGAGCATCGGCACGATGTCGCTGCAGTCGCCAAGATACAGCGTGCAGTCGCCGATAACGACTTTGCGTTTCCAAGGGTCACGTTGCGGCCAGTGTGTATCACCGCGCTCGCGCTTCACTTCGATTGCAAGGTCATAGCATTTCTTGGAATCGTCGGCTGGATCGTATTCACGCATGTCAGCGTTTCCCCGCAAACCAAATGATGTAAATGAGGAAAGCTGCCACTGGCGTTTCAGCCAGCACAGCCAGAATGATAATCAACAGAGCTTCGCGAGAGGTGCGCCGACAGGTCATTTCTCAGACCTCAGCGAACGCAATTTCCGGCCCATCTTGGCGCGCTTGGCGCGGTAAGCACCGACACCGTAGAGAACAGTGGTGTGGTCGCGACCACTCACAAGATCTCCGATGCGCTTGGACGATAGATTGGTCAGGCGGTAAGCCCAGTAGTAAATCGCCTGCCTCGCGAGGATCAGATTAGGCTTTCGTGAATCCGAGGCGATGCTGCGCGGCGTAACCCGATATGCGCGGCAAATACGGCGCATGATTATCTGAAATGACGGGCGATACTGGCCTCGCGAGTTTTGCAGGCCGTCTATGATTTCCTGAACATCGCTATCGGAGAGGCGATTAGCCGTTTCCAGCATTTCAAGATCAGGCTTTTTCGGATCGAGGGCTTTAACAGATGCAACCGGGTGCGGCGTTTTCGCAACAACTGGCGCTGGAAGCGCAGCAATCTGCGCTTCCTGCTTGTCATGTTCTTCCTTCGCACGCCGCGCCACATCAGCGGCCCTGACAGACAGCTTCCCGCCGCGCGCGAGGATCGCAGCAGCGGTTTTTGGATTGCTTTCGGTGCGGCGGGCAGAGGCGATAAACATTAGCGTTCCGCCGAGCCTTCGAAGAACGGAATGCCGGTGTTCTGCGCAGCATCGGCCAGATCGCGCTGTACTTGTTCGCGCAGCACGTTTTCCCAACGGTAAAGCTGGTAGAACCAGACAATGTCGCCCGACTTGATACGATATCGCAGACGAGCAGGAATGCGCACCTTGTCGCCATCAACAAACGCAGGCACCGAAACCATGAAGATTCCCGGAATGACAACTGGTTCGCCCTTGGCGTTCTGATGCTCTTCCTTGAATTCGACCGTGCGTTCGCCGGTCTGTAAGCGCGTCCCTTGCTTTACGGTTGCACTGACAAACACTTCCAGATGGCGCGCAAGCATGACCAGCTCGGAAGGCGTGGCCATCTTTTCGCTGAAAAGACGCTCACACTCGAAGCGCTCGCCGTCAGTTGGCGCAGCCAATTCAACCGAATGTTCTTCGAGGAAGAGAGCGAAATCCGATTGTTCCATCGGCTGCCCATTCATTTTTACCCACGCGGAAAACTCTTCCGTCACCGGGAATGCATATTCGACGCGATGCTCCCCAAAACGCGGCTCATTATCGAGATCATGGTAATCGATAATCGAGGTGAGCTTTGGATTAGGCCAGCTCGCCTTGCCGAATATCACTGAGCCATCATCTTTATGACGGTTCGTAAGTTCGATAAAGCTCGCCAGAGTATCGGTATGGGCCGTGCCGCGACGGCGCTCAGGCGCAAGACGATGTTCGTCAAGCAGGTTCTTCAACGAACCGAACTTCTGATTATTGCGATCGAACGACAGCGGCACGTTTGGAGCAAGGCCCTTAGCCAAGCCCTCGGTGGAAATGCTGACGATTTCTGGCTGACTGGCCTTATTTGCCAGACCAGTCAGCGTCAGGATTGCGGCGTTGAGGCCCACAGGCAGTTTTGTGTCTTCCATGGTTTTACTCTCCGGTTGAAAAATGATCAGCCTTCGGCGGTGTCACGCTCTCCGGTGACATCGCGAGGGAACATGTTGATCTGGTTTGGATGTTCGAGCGTAAGCGCGCCGTCGAAAGTCCAGAACGGCGTTTTCATGAACTTGGCAGTTTCAGGCAGCTTGACCTTGACCTTCGGATCAATGTCGATGCGTCCCAGTTCGTAATTGAAATCAATCGTAAGGGTCAGTGTTGCCTTTCCCTTGTCGCCGGGCATCTCTTCAAGCGCCTGGACGATTCCTTCCATTTCTTCATCAAGCTTCCGCGTGAAATCCCCACGCGAGAGCAATCCGAGCATCTCTCGGAAACTGCGCATAACCCGGCTCATTTGAGTCCTCCTAAGACTGTGGGTGTTTGCTTTTTGGTGAGAGGTGAACCCGCCTCAATGGTCCGGCGCGCAATGCGATCGACCTGATCAGGAAAACGGGAAACGAGGTGGTGGGATCGATCGCATCCAAACCGTGAGAACGGATACCGCCAGAGCGGCGGCTGGGTTTGATCCAGCTCATCGATGACGAGATATTTGAAAGCGCGGCCCGACATCAATCAACAACGCGAAGGCCTTCAGACCGCGCCCCCGCAAGCAATCGTCGAAATTCGGACAGTGAGCGCTCGACATCAGCAGCGACGCGATCAAGCTGAGTTGCTTCAGCGGGCGTTACCTTATTATCTGCAAAGGCTTGAGCACCCGTCGCCATCAATTCGCCCGCATGACGCACGGTTTCAGCATAACGAGAAAGGATGTTGCCGACGCCCTGCCCGAACTCGTCAGGATCCGCGAGCCTGCGACCGTTCAAATCGGCCATCACTGATGTAACAAGCGGCGTTCCGCATTCTGCCTCAAGTAGCAAGACCGCAGTCATCGGCATCAGTTCTGCATCGGTCGCGTTGTTCCAGCGGCCAACCGTGCTTTTACCGAAAGACGAAATATCCGCAGAACGCTCGATACCGCCGCACTGCTTAATCAGGTCGCGTTGCGCTGCCTTGAGGCGATAAAACCAAGCGTCTGAAATCTGTGCCATGGTGCCAACCTTTGAATGCAAAAAGCTTCCCACGCCGGGAAATCCCAGCGTCGTTTCCCATTGTGGGAACTTCAGTGATTTGTGATTTTCAGACCGTCAGAACGGCATCAGGGAACAAAAGTCATGGGTCACAACATCGCCAGATCATCGTGCAGCCTCCATCAAAAAAATTGCTGGGGTGCATTCAATGGCAGAACGCTGCACCCCAGCTTCGCCGGATTGGAGGACTTCAGGCGAATTGGAAAAACTTGCCGGAGCGCCCTTTTGGGCGGGGGGCGTAACAGGCACTCCGGCAACATCACCCGCAGAGGAACTGGCGGGAGAAACAGACATCACTTGTTCAAGTTCCGGATGACAGAGAGAACGGTGAGCCATCATGCAGGCACTCAAAAACTCTTCTGCAGTAACGGCGGAACCAGTTCCGCGTTCGACGTCGAGAGCCAAACTAAAACTCGGCGCACGCTGTCCGCATAGCGCTCTCGTCAAAGTACTCGCAGACCTACCGATGCTGCGAGCAAACGCCGAGAGAGAAACTTTCTGAACTTCCAGATATGAATGGAGCGTTGTCATGAAACGTAACTTGCCAAATAGGCAAACTTTCGTCAAGCCAATTTTTGCCTATTTGGCCATGGTCAACAGTTAGAAAATGACAGACTTTTGCCATATGGACAAATCTTTACCCAATCGTATTCGCGAAATTCGCGAAGCCAACGATATGACGATCGAAAAGCTTGCAGAAGAAACCGGCTTGTCGGTTTCTTATATTTCACGACTGGAAAGCGGCGGCAGAAACCTTTCCGTGCGAAACATGAACTTGTTCGCTCACGCACTAAAGGTTCAGCCTCAAGATCTGCTTTCCAGCCCTCAGCCTAAGAGTAACGTGGTGAGTATAATGGGCAGAATAGGTGCAGGCGCCGAAATCTCACCGGATGAAGAACAGATCCCCGCTGATGGACTCTACGAGATTGAGACCCCTTTTCCGATCCCCGACGATGCGATCGCTTTCGAAGTAGCAGGTGATTCGATGTATCCCCGATATGACGAGGGAGACGTAATCATATGCTACCGGCAAGGCATCGCGCCAAATGAAGTAATTGGATGGGAAGCCGCAGTTAAAACGTCGGACGGTCGGAGATTCTTAAAGAGAATCCTACGCGGAGGCACGCCAGGGACCTTTGATTTGGAGAGCCACAATGCGCCACCAATCAGGAACGTCGAATTAACATGGATAGCAGCGGTCCAGTCCGTCATCCGTATCGGACAGTGGCGAAAATTGCCCAAATCATTTGGCCATCACGAACTGTCGAAGATGGTCTAAGCGCTTATATAACACTGATAATTTCAACCCACCATGATGGTGGGTTTTATTTTGCCCAAATGCTATTTTGCCTATTTGTCAATTTATAGCTTGACTGTTTTTGCCTATTTGGCAATTTTATGAGTATACCGCTCCTCAAAATTGCCGTTTAGACAAAAAGGTAACCATAATGATTAAAATTAAGCCAAAACCAGCCCAGACCGTCGCGCCCGCAACATGCATCGACCAACTAACGATAAGAATGGCCGACGCCATGCGAGAGCTCGCCTTTTCTGGCTACAACGTTACTCCGGAGACTTTAGAGAGATACGGCTTCACTAGTGAGATCGTGTCCAGACTGGGAAGTCGCGCAGCCGCGCAAGCTCGTCGTCTTTCTGTAAAGCGGATCGACAGCCATGCATAATCAACCTCGCTTTGAGACAGAGGTTGATTGCGGCTTTAATCTGCCGTCAGCCTACAAATCATGCAGCAGTCAGTTTGACCAACTGGTTGTTATCGCGACGCTTTTTTCGAGTGTTGGAATCGCGGCTGTTCTCGGCGCTCAGATGTGGTGGGGCTGATATGACCGATCGCCCTATCCTGTTCAGTGCGCCCATGGTGCGAGCCTTGCTCGAGGGTCGCAAGAACCAGACCCGCCGCCAAGCAGTATGACGCCATTCACCCGACAGGAGGACGTAATGCAGCTTGAAGATGCAAAGCACATCACTGCGGACGCTATGGACACGATACTTAGTTGCTTCAAGTCGGGGAGCAAAATCACAGTTCTCGTTCGCACACCCGGTTTCCCAGAACGCGATTTTTGTATGACCGACGACAGCTTGTCGGAAGTTACTGCAATGATCGAGCGTGGCCAGCGAGTTTCGAGCGAGAGCCACACGCCAGCAGAGGTTTCGAAATGAACACCGCTTTTCTTCTAATGGCTCAATATAACGGCAAAGCAATTATTCCGGTTGATGACCTTTGCCGTGACTACTTCCCTCACCTCACGCCTGAAAAGTTCGTTCGCAAGGTAACGTGCGGCGATATTAAAATCCCACTTGTCAGAATTGAAGAAAGTCAGAAAGCGGCAAAGGGCGTCCATATCAATGATTTGGCGTCTTATCTGGATGACCGTCGTACAGCCGCAATGCGAGAATACAATCAGTTTCACGGGTAA